GATCAACACACGAGTATATAGATGAGCTAACTGCTGAAGCAGTGGGGGGAGTACCGGGGTTTACCATGTCAATGAAAACTAGGCCATTAGTTATAGCTAAATTCGAAGAATTCATTCGAAATAAACTAATTACTATTAATTCCATGAGGTTGGCGAATGAAATTAAAACTTTTGTGTGGCATAATGGGCGACCACAAGCCATGAGAAGTTACAATGATGACCTGGTTATCGCTACTTCAATAGCGTGTTGGGTGAGGGATACTGCTTTGGTAACAAACAAAAGAGACATAGAATATAAGAAGGCGCTGTTGTCAGGAATATCAGTGTCAAGTACAGCATTCAGTACGAAGATAAGTGGACAAACCGGATATCGGGAGGACAACACCTTCCTGGGAACTGATGGGAAAATGCATGACCTCGGCTGGATAACAAAAGGATAAAAAATGAGCGATAACAATAATTCAAACAATGGAAACAACCCCCGGAATGATGGGTCCTCACTGTTCAAGAGACTAACGAGACTGTTTAGCGGACCAATCGTAAATTATGATAGGCCTTCCCCGGCTATGTCCAAGAGGGACATAAATAAATATACTTTTACTAGCAGCACGGGAAAAGAGTTTAAGAAAAAAGAATATTACAATCCTTTTACTGATTACAGCAGCAAGGTCCTCGGCGCAAGGAATAAACAGGTCCGGTATACAGATTTTGAACAAATGGAGTATATGCCAGAAATAGCTTCTGCTCTTGATGTATATGCAGACGAAGTAACAACATCAAACGCCCTATCTGACCTAGTGAATATCGAGTGCCACAATCAAGAAATAAAGGAGATTATTAAGACATTACTATATGGCGTCTTAAATATTGAATCAAATTTATTTGGGTGGGCTCGTAGTATGTGTAAGTATGGAGACTATTATCTCTATATTGATATAGACGACACACTAGGAATAACTAATGTCATACCCCTGCCCGTAAGAGAAGTTGAAAGAATCGAGGGAACTGACCCAACAAATCCAAACTACATCCAATATTTCTGGGAAAATTCTGACAAGGGGCAAGGCGTCACTTTCGAAAACTGGCAAGTCTCCCACTTCCGGGTCCTGGGAAATGACAAGTATGTACCATACGGAACCTCTGTGCTAGAACCTTCTAGAAGGATATGGCGCCAGTTGGAACTAATTGAAGATGCTATGATGGCCTATCGTATCGTCCGCTCGCCCGAAAGAAGAGTTTTCTATATCGATGTTGGCAATATTGCTGCGGAAGATGTGGAACAATACATTGAGCGTGTAAAAACTCAGATGAAGAGAAACCAAATTGTTGATGAAGATTCTGGCAGAGTAGACTTACGGTATAATGCTATGAGTATAGATGAGGATTACTATATCCCTATACGAGGTGGTAATAACAATACTCGTATTGAAACGTTAGCAGGCGGTCAGTTTACTGGCGATATTGACGATGTTAATTACCTTAGGGATAAGCTTTTTTCAGCGTTAAAGGTTCCCAAGGCTTATCTGGCACAATCTGACACCATGGAAGATAAGACGACGCTGGCTCAGAAGGACATAAGATTCTCAAGAACTATTCAGAGGCTACAGAGGGTGGTTATCGCCGAAATAGAGAAACTCTGTATCGTACATTTATTTTCTTTAGGATACCGGGATAAGGATCTTTTATCTTTTAAACTATCTTTGAACAACCCCTCGAAGATCGCTGTTTTGCAAGAGTTAGAGCACTTAAGGACAAAATTTGATATTGCCGGCAGTGCAACTGACGGGTATTTTTCAAAGCGATGGGTCTACAAGAACATCTTCAAGCTATCTGAACAAGACATTCAAAGAATACAGATCGAGCAGTTTTCTGACGCCAAACTTAGCGCACTAATAGAAGCCGAAGGCGAACTCGCCGGCGGCGGTGAAGGCGGCGAAGGCGGTGATGATCTCGAAGATTTGCTCGGCGGGGAGGAAGGCGAAGGCACCGAGGAAGAGCCGGACGAGACCGAGGAGGGACCTCTTTTGGCAGAGCCGGACGAACCAGGGCAGAGAGACGACGATTGGTATAAGCCAGTGAAGTCTCCAAAATGGAAACAGGGAGCAAGAAAGAGAAGTTATTTATCTTCCGCAGGAAACAATATTGCCTCATCCTCCGATAGAAACCTATTTAAGGGGTGGAGCGGCGAGTTGGGACCCTTATCAAGAGGGGTTGTGGGAGAGGCAGTTGACAAGGAAGAACAGCTTCTATATAAGACGCAAAATGAAGTTAAGAAACTAATAGAGCAGTTGGAGCGAAAAAATGAGAAAGAAACATAACAAAAAAAGGAACACTGCTTTTTTGTTTGAAACCCTCATAAGGGAACTGACAAAGTCTTTTATATCGAAGGACGCCAGCAAGTCCGCAAAAATAAAAACAATTTTCAAAGAATCTTTTAACTGAGAATCTCACTTAGTGCAGGAGCTAGATTGCTATAAGGCCTTGCAGGAAAAATCTGGTCTTGACAGATATACCGCTGAGAAATTAATTTTTGAAGCAAAGTCTAAATATAACAAACTGAGTAAAGACAGGATATTTGCAGAACAATCCGCTGTCATAAAAAGAATAAACAAAGAATTAGGACCAGAAATTTACAACAATTTTGTCCCCAATTATAAAACATATGCTACGTTATCGCAAATTTTCGGAGATAAAACCTCGGTGAAGAGTAGGGTCCTTTTAGAATCGGAAGTCTTAGAGACGCTAACTTGTGAAGATGCCCCTGAAGAGTCTATGAGGCATGTTGATACTCTCGTCGTTAAAACATTCACCCAAAATTTCAATAATAAGTACAACGATCTTTTAGAATCCCAAAGAGACCTCCTCCAGCAATACATTACTTCGTTCTTGGATAATGGCGTTGATTTTAAGATTTATCTCGCCGAGCAGTTAAAGAATATTAAAAGAGAAATTGAAAACTCTCTTAAGCTAGAAGAGGTTAAAAGCGACGGCGAAATGGTAAAAAATACCAAGCAGGCATTGTCTTTAGTAGAGAACTTTGATGTATCTTCTGTCGATAAGAAAGAGCTTGTTAAGGTGCTAAAGCTACAAAAATTAGTAGAAGAGTATAAACAAGATGCCGATTAAAATAAGATTAGGCGGCTACGACCAGTCCGAGAAAAAACCAATACAGGCCACGATCTCTTTGAAAATCAGCAAGACGCTGAATGGTAATTTATTAATTAGCGACCATAAACATATGGACATAATCGTTGTACCAAAAGAGAATAAGATCGTCACTCTCCCTAAACCGTATGCAGAAATAGATACCTTTCCAATCCAGCAGGAATTTATGTACTCTCTTTTTAAAGGCGGGGTTGTCGATGGCTTCGGTCCCCAGGGCGGACCCGTGTTTGGGATGCTGGAAGCCAAGTATCCGGATACATCCGACGTCGATCCAGTGCAAGCAGTACTCTATCAGGTCGAGAAATACATTAAAGAGACAAGGGATGATGATGCTGTTCTCGTTGCTTACGACAATAACATAGAGGACAGGTTCGTTGACCCCTCTGACGAGGAGTCAACGGACTATGGAGAAATTCCCCCCTATGAGGATACCCCCGGCGGGTCAACGACCTCAGTTTCTTCGTACTACGGGTACGGCTATCAGTATTAAAGATTGAGTTAGAGTGAATATATTAAGCTTCATCCTGTGTTGTTACGGACTTACCCAAATTTTAGTTTTTTCTACTTTATTTAAGCAGGCACGCCCAGACTATCATCTTTTTCACTGTCCAATGTGCATGGGGTTTTGGTCCGGAGTACTTCTTCTATTCCTAAACCCATTTACAGAACTATTTACCTTTGATGTTTCTTTCGTAAACGCCTTTCTTTTAGGATGTTTATCTTCTGGGACTTCTTACGCATTATGCGTACTCATCTCGGACGGAGGATTTCAGCATGAACACCGAACTAAAGGGGAAGTGGACGCAAAAATGGATGCTAAGACCAGTAACCAACTGTTGCAGGGGTAGCAGTATCGTGCGAGTGGTGCTCGCATTCCAAGGAGAAAATTATGAATAAAAAATATGTATTGCAAGAGTTTATGAACCTAGATTACAGTGACGATCTTCTCACGGAAGCCGAGCGTGAAGGTAATCGTGACGGCACCCACCTCATTGTCGCTGGCAAGATTCAAGCCGCCGGCAAAAAGAATGGTAACGGTCGAATATACCCCAAGCCCATTCTTGAACGGGAAATGAAGAACTACCAGAAACTTGTCAAAGAAGGACGAGCCATCGGAGAACTTGACCATCCAGACACATCCGTGGTAGAACTCAAGAATGCGAGCCATCTCATCACCGAAGTGTGGTGGAAGGGCGACGATGTAATGGGGAAGATGAGGATACTCAACACCCCCGCTGGACAGATAGCCAAGCAATTGGTTGAAGGCGGAGTCCAACTAGGAATTTCTAGCCGAGGTCTTGGGTCCACCCGCCAAGAAGGCAGTACCACAATGGTAGAAGATGACTTCCAGCTTTTATGTTTTGATTTGGTCTCGGAACCAAGCACCACGGGGGCTTACCTTGTGGCAGAAGGTCAAGTCAAGACCAGTATGACAAAAGCCGACCGAATTAACCGTGCCCTCAACGACGTACTAGGAGACTAGACGAAATGGGAGCCGGCTTTGCATCTAGCGGCAGTGGCGGTCAAGGCTTCGCCATTAAACTAGAGGGCGACGGCGATGCTAAGATTGGCAATTCCGCTGACGATGTGATCCAGATCACTGGCAGCCTAAAGGTTGATGGCGGCGCTATTTTCAACGA